ATGGCAACGACTAGTGCGTATTTACGCATCGCCAACGTGAAGAAAACCTCGCAGCCTGTGGGGGTAAAATACAGCCATCGTCGGGAGTGGTTTGGGGTAACCACGGGGTGCTTTCTAGAACCGAACCTCTGGAATGAAGGTACAGGCCAAGCCAAAGCAGCTTGTCCCGACGCAGCCACGATTAATGCGGCTATTGCTCGCATCTCGTCCGAGTTGCAAGCCATTGCTGAGGGCCTCAGCAAACAGGGTACTGACCCAACCGTATCGTTGGTACGGGAAGCCTATAAGGTGCGTAAGCAACAAGCGATTGATTTAGTGGCAGAACCAGTGACGCCACCTACGGCAATGCCTGCTACTATTGAGTGCTCTTTCCTATACTACCTTGACCAATTCATTCAGAGTAAGAACGGCGGGTATAGCTACGCGCAAATCAGGGCGCGGAATAAGAAACTGCGAAGAGAAGACCGCACAGCTACTATTCCTCCCACCGGAGGTGTGTTTGCTTACAACACGATGAAGACCTTTTACGGGCTGTACGCTAATGTCGAAGCTTTTCAGGCTCACGAAAAGCGGGTGCTACTGCTAGTGGACTTTGACAAGGCACTCCTCACGCGATTCCAGGCCTACCTGATAGGGCAGAAGAACTACCTCAATGCTTCGGTCGGTAAGGCAGTCAAAAGTCTGAAACGAGTGCTGAATCAACTTGACGATGACGGCCTGATGCCGCACATTAAGTACAAGAAATTCATCCTCTCCGATAAGAAGAAAGTGACCGCCCGTACCGTGATAGCCTTATCAAAGGAGGAACTGCATACGCTATGGTCAATGGAGATAGAAGGGATGCCTGGCGTGGGATACGTGCGCGACTTATTCGTGCTGGGTTGCTCAACCGGCCTGCGCTACTCTGACCTGGTTCGCCTTGGCCCGTCGCATGTGCGCAATAACCATGTGCACATCGAGACGCAGAAGACAGGGGAGGGGGTAACGATTCCGCTTAACCCACTATCGGCGGCGATTCTGGAGAAGTACCAGCGGCGCATCAAGAAGGTGTCCATTCAGAAGTACAACGAGCACCTTAAGACTTTACTACAGCTGTTGCCGTCGATGCGCGAGGTAGTTGAACGGGTGCGGTGGTCGGGTGCCGAGCGCCGGGCCGAGGTGGTGCAGAAGTGGCAGTTGGTCACTACCCACACGGCCCGGCGGACTTTCATCAATATCGCGTTGGAATCAGGAGTGTCAGTAGCGGTGCTTAGGGGCTGGGTAGGCCACGCTAACTTAGAGCAACTGCTACAGTACGCGGATGTGAACCGCAATGCAGCAGGGGAGATGGGCAAAGCATTCGGTAGCTGATTTGCGATTCTACTAGTCTTTTGGCTCGCTAGGTGAGGCCTGACTGCTAGGGTAGCTATTAGCTTCTTCAGCAGTCATGTCTTCATGTAGGAACCCATTTGAGCTCGTTTAAAAAAAAAGTATTGCTCACCATTATTAGATACTTAATGGCGCGATGGTTGAATGCCTGGCTGCTGAGTTCTACCCTGCGAAGCCAGTTTTGCTTCATTTTTTCGCATCATCTCGCTTAACTCCTTAAAAGGTCTAGCTCGCTCTTCTGCATCAGCTTGTTCTTTTGCCCTTTTAGCTTCGATTCCAGTGTGAACACAGCCCTCAATGCGAGTGATGATAGTATCACGGCTACGCTCCCAATCACCCCCACGGGCCGGCAGCTCAAACAGCCGCTCGACCATGTTGGCCAGTTCGTTGTATTTAAACTTCTCAGTCACAATCATACCCTGCGATAGCGGGAAGGGGCCTTTGCTCTCATCGTAAGTGAACGGCGGCACGAAGATGGGTACGTGCTCCTTCGATAGCGCCCAGGTGGCACCCATCTCGGATAAACAGACCGGGCTTGTGTAAAACTCGTGGCTGAGCACGAAAATCACCAGCGAGTTCTCGGTGAGTTCTTTCTTCAACCAGTCGAGGTAATTCACTCCAAGCGGTATGCTGTACTCCGGGAACGACGTGCAGAATATCTGCCCGTGCCGCAGGCCGACCTGCTTCAGTATTTCAATCAACTCGCCTACAATGTTTTTATTAGCACTGGCGTGGCTGATAAATACTTTTTTAAATGTTTGGGGCATAGGGACTGCTTCGGGGCTTTCTTCAACAAGTGTCATACCCATGGATTCGAATGGGTCTTCTTCTTTGACTTCTTCCAAATACTCTTCTAGCGCCTTTATAGAAACTTCTAAGTCGCGGTTGTATACGGCAAGGCGTCGGCGTGCTTTATCAGCCTCGTGTGCGTTGCGCATTAACCCAGTAACGGTAAATGCTTTTTTGGCAAAGGCATCATACTGTAAAGAGTCGGTGCCATAAATTTTAGATAAGGCTAACCTAGTGGCTTCTCGCCAAGCAATAAAATCAGCATCGCCTGCCGTGCGGTCAGCTAATCCTTTGGCTGTTGCTATGAGACGTGTTATAGTCTTTAGTTTAAGGTGTCTAGTCATACTGCCACTATTGATGAGACGAAAGTAAGGTGCAAAGCAAGGAATAATTTGATACCCTAGGCAAGGGCCGCTGCCACCATGGCGGCGCAGGCCCACCGGCACGCTATAACTGACTCGTATCGAGGCCAGCTAGGCGGTTAAGCTAGTACGCTTGCTCAGCAGTCCGGTCTTCTTATTTGAGTCTTAATGAGGCCGCAAAAAAGGTCGCAATCTTACGCTAAAATTTTTAGTAAAATACCATCAATAATAGTAGTGGTGCCGCGAATGCCGCGCACCTTTACATCGTCAAGCAAGCAAAATCATCCCTGCTGACACCAACTAATATGGCCACCAAAGCCAAGAAGAACCAGCCCGCAGCTGCCATTGAAGCAGCAGCTGCCGAACCTACAATCGAACAAGTGGTAGAAGTCACCAGCGAGGTTACTACTGAAGAAGCCGCTGAAGTTGCCAGCACCGAGGAAGCGAAGAAACGTGAGCGCGGCTACTCGCAAACTGCCATCGACAAAGCCGACTTGGAACGCCTCAATGCCTTCAAGAACAACATCAAGGAAACGCGTAAGCTGAACGTGAGCAACCAGACCATTCTGGCTGCCGCGCTCGATTGCTTGGCTGAGGCCGGGAATATGGAGGCTTTCCTGAAGAAGCTGGTTGCTGGCGCCAGCGAGAAGCAGCGTGCCAAGGATTTGAAAGCCTTCGAGGCATTGAAGGCCAAATTGGAACAGCCTGAGAACGAAGCTTAATCTGCAACCGGAGCCCTTGGTAGCTGCAACTGCCAAGGGCTCTCTCAGTGCCCAACCCGTGAGAATCACCTTGTTCGTTCCCGGCAAGCAGCCCATGAAGGCATGCTCGCCCCAGTTCGCCGCCGTAGTGACCGGCGGCACCATCACGCCCAAACTCCATCGGATAGCCGAGTTGCTCAAGTGTTGCCCCACGCTGGTAGACGTGCTGGCCTGCGGCCACGGCTACGGCATCTACTCGGTGTTCGACGCTGAGGGCAAAATCAATACCCTAGCAATGGCCGAGTTCACGCGCCTGACCGGCGTACAACTCGACCCTGAGGCCGACCACGACCAGTTACTGGGCACTGTGGTCACGCTGACTCTTTGCGAATAATAAATGAGGCCACCGGCTCTGCAAAGCTAGTGGCCTCTAAACAACCCATCCCAACCCGTGAAAAGCCAAGAAGAATTACCCGAAGATACGACCCCGCGCGTGTACGTGGCCTCGCTGAGTGACTACAATAACGGCGACTTGCTGGGCCGTTGGTTTGCGTTTTGCGACTACGATGATGCCGCTGAGCTACTGGCCGATGTGCAGGCCATGCTCAAGACTTACGATAAGCTTTACCCGTTGCCCTTCGGCCAACAGCGCGAGGAATGGGCGGCGCATGATTACGAGAACTTCCCCGAACGCCTCTACTCCGAGTCGATGGATTTCAACGTCGTTTATGCTTGGATTGAAGCCGTGGCTGAGATGGATGATGAGCGGCGTGAAGCCTACGAGTTGTTCATTAACAATGGCGACGACGCTAACCAATTCGAAGGCCGATACTTGGGCCGCTATGGCGAGGGCTACCACCATGACGACGAAAAGGTGATGGAAGACTACGCTGAAACCACTTTCTGGGAATGCCACAGCAAGGACGAGATACCCAAGAGCGTTGTCAATTACATAGATTTCAAGTCGATGGGCCGCGACATCATGCTCTCAGGTGACGTGTGGTGCGACGACGGCTTCGTGTTCCGAAGCTAGCTCAGGCTGTTTCACAAAAAAGCCCCTCACACTCCGCTAACGAGTGTGAGGGGCTTCCTTATGAAACGAACCAACGGCTTGAAAACATCAGCTTCAGGTAGTATACTGTCGCAGTGCAAATTAGTCCTGCCCTGAGCGGTATTAAAGCCAAAATATTTTCTGACCTAGCACTTCTTAAACCATCAGCAAAAGCTGATATGGGCTTGCGTGCTGAGCTGGTAGCACCTCACCGCAGGTTACTCCCTGCTATATGGAGGATGCTGCCGCTGCCCGCAAATGGGTCTAAGAGCCTATTGGCGTCTTAACACATTCGGGCTGCCGAATTAATATTACTTTACCACGAATAATCTTAATTGTACCCAGAATTTGCGTAGTTTCTGCTATCTGCCTTCTACCTTTCGCCCACTTCACATAAAGAGCCCCCGCCCTGCAAGGCGGGGGACTCAGGTGGAACAATGGGTGATTTACTTGGACCAGTCGTGGAAGATACGGACCAAATTAACCACCAAATTCAGCAGGGGGAGCCAGCGTTCAAACGGATGCTGGCCCCCCTCTTTTTTTGCACTCATGTCAAGCGTTGCCCCTCGATTAGGGGGAGAGGGGACGTTTCCCCTGCATGAATTGCCTCGGCAAATACGTTCCCATGTTTTGTTCTTCCAAATGAAAACTTTAGAATTTCTCGACATAGCCTGAAAATGAGGCCCCCTGGCCGTTTTTCGTAGTAATGAGGCTGATACGAGTTTGAGCTATACGTTTTTTTTGCGTATATCCCCTTAGTGAATAGTGCGGAAAGCTAGCCAGATTAGTACGAGTTGCCCACGTGAGCATGGGGCATAAAGCTCAGTGAATCAGTAGTAAAATTCGCCTTGAGCCGGTCAACTTTGATAAAGTCACCGCCCGTAATCAACAACTTTAGATTATGTGCGCCAATACCAGGTTGCTGTAAGACGCAGTTGGCCATTGTAAAAGGCCTGTGTGGTCGTTACGCCATGAAGTATGCCGTCGGCCACGGCTACATTAGGCATGGGCGGGTAGGGGAGCCTTGAGGTGGTCTGCCACGCTGTATTCGGTGAGGTGCTTGCCAGGACTTTCGCGCAGGGGTGCGGTATAATTAGTAACAAGGACATTGGATTACATTCGAAAAGCCACACGTTTTGCGTGTGGCTTTTTTTGTTTCAACGTGTACTTAGCGAGGTATCACCGTAACAACCGTGTTATTCTGAATGCAAACCCGGTGCGTATCGCCGACCACGTACCGACCAGCACCATGGGTCTGGTAGTCGAACAACCATTTGCAGTTTTCGCCACCCACAACGGCATCGCGTAGTTTGTCCACGTCCATGCCCATAACGCGTTCGAGATACCGAACAAGAGCGTGGTCGGATACGGCAGGAGCTTTAGGGCGTAGCGCCGCCAACTTTTCCTCTATTTGCTGTGCTTCTTGGTGCACCGATAACAGCCGTTTGGTGATGACTGGCCGGCGCTTGTCTAGCGCCGACTGCTCTTCCCGCAGTGCTTCCTTTTCCTCAGCTAGCAAAGCCTGCATTTCTTCCAACTCCTGGAATGAGTAACCGTCCAAATTTAGGGTAGGCGATTCAAGCTCAGTTGCCTCTTTGACAGTGGTTGCCGACAATTGCGAGTTGTCAATTATTAATAAGCCTTGCAGCTTTTTATTGTCTCCTAAGGTGGTGGATGCTGGTACCGTACAGCTAGCGTTTAGTTTGGTTAAATACTCTTCCGTAGCCCGCTCAATGTAGGCCTGCACGGTGGGGTAATCGTTGTACAGCTTATTGATGCCGTATAGCGTTTTCAGACCCTTCTCGTCTGCATTGTCAATGAGCTTACGGCGCATCCATTCGATGTAAGACGGCTCCGTTTCTAGCACACCCGCCAACGACGCGCCTTGGTACTTACGGAAGCAAACTTGCACGGTGCTAGCGTAGGCCAGGGCTCGCTCGTATTCGGATTGCTCCTGCTCTGCTTCAAGCACTTCTTCTACCTCTGGGATTTCAATTTCCTCAACTGGTTCTGGTGCCACGGGTAAGGTAGGTACTAATGGCTGGGTGGGAGGCGTTGCCTCTTTTTTAGCAAGCCGCGGGCGCGACTGAAGCGGCCCAGTGCCTAAGGCAAACGCCTCATCTAATGAAAGGCCGCGGGCCATACGCTGGAAATACCGGGTATAATATTTACCCGCATCCGTTTCAGTGGCGTTAGGGTGAATTAAGCCAACTATTTTTCTTAAGGTCATTTGTTTGCCTTTGAAGAAATAATGATTGTGGCCGTAGTTTGAACTTGACATGATACTGAGGGCTAGGACTCGTAAGGCCTATTCTTTTAGGTTAGCCTCCCGATTACTCAGCCTGCTGGTTAGGCAGGCTGAGTAATTGATTGGTGATGCAATTATAGCGTGTTAAACCAGGCTTGTCTACAATTAACTGCCACTATTTCAAATACTTGTTGCGTTGTGGTTTGAAAGCAAACCGTTTTCTGGGTCTTTTGGTCAAGTGGGGTGCTAAGCGGCCGTTTCATCCAGTGAGCCTATTTCTTTTTGGGCCTTTTGGGCCAGATAGGCTTTGTATGCGGCCAAGGTCTCCGCTGGCCGCAACAGCATCCTAACGCGCTTCTCGGGGATGTGCTTGACCTTCTCGTAGAGGTCGAACTGCTCCTGCGTCATGCGCTTCACTCGTGGGTCGATTTTCTCTTCTTTGGGTTCTGGCTTGGGCTCGGGGCACGGTGGTATCGGCAGGTTGGCTGCCCAGTTATCAGCATCATCAAAGCTTTCAAACTGTTCTAGGCGTGGGTCTTTCATCATGTTGGTTTAGGGTTTAAATCCCCAGATAGTGGTCGTCATCGTCTTCGCTCATATCATGAAACTCGCCATTGAGTACAAACCCATAGGGTTCTTCGGTGGGCAGTTGTTCAACCAGCGTATGCACCACATGGTAAGCAGCCTCCAACTGGAAATCAGCCCGTTCCTTATTGGCTACCGGATGGCTGTGCACGGCTACTAAGCACTTTTGAGCGTTGACCAGCATATGAGCGAGTGTGTTGGTTGTTTTCATTTGAATAGGCTTGTTTAATAGCTTTTGTATGATACAATCATCGATTAGTCAAGCTATTACCAATGCTAATTGTATAATACAGAACATTAGTGTAATTAAGCCTGCACCTTGTGCTGAAGGTCCTTTATAAGCACCCGAGCCTCTTCTTGGGTCACGTAGTGTTTGGGCACGTTGGCCAGCTCCTCTGTCGTGGCGTCGAACACGTAGCCGGGCTCGAACTGCTTGGTCTTAATTTTGGGCTGGTCTTCGGCCAAGATGCCCAACTCGTCAAACTTCAGTTCCGTCAATTCCTTGAGCGTAGCCTGGTCGGCCGCGCTGGACAGGAAGGAATCGTGCACCGACTGGAAGGGGTCGGCACAGTAGTCCACCGCAGCCATCGAGATTCTATCGACTATCATGCGGCTCTCGAATCGCTGTAGCAATTGACTTACATAGTTGCGTTTCATGGGCTTATAGACTGACTCGCGCATTTTCTTGCGCAGCTTGTACGACAAGTCCTCGTTGGCCTCGGCCACTTTATACCAGTAGGCGTTATCCTCTTCGCTGGGGCCGTTCAGCTTGCCTAGCACGTCGAGCAGAGGCTTGATGAATTTCAGCTTCCGCTTAGCCACTAAGCATTCGCTGGTTTCTGACATGAAAGCAGCTTGGAAATGCCGCTTGATGCTGTCGCGGGTGGAATTGCTCTGGGCTGCGGCCCATTCGTAGAGGGTACCGGCTAAGGCCTGACGGCAGAACTCCTGCACGACCGGCTCGGCGTCGTGCAGCTCGCGCATGGTCATCAGTACCTCGCGCACGGCGTCCTTATCGTCTTTGGCTTGCTCGGTAAGGACGGCGTAGCACTCGGTAGGGTACTTGATAAGCAAGGCTAGAAAATAGTACTGGCTGTTCGAGAAGTCCATCTCTACCACTGGCTTGCCATCAATGCGCATGTAGCGTTTGATAAGCTCCCACGAATTGGTAAGTGGGTCGTGCTTGCGGCCGTTATCATCTTGGCTATTGCCGTAGAAGTTCCCCTCTACCAGCCAGTCGAGCCGATTGACGAGCGTGGCCAATTGCACTTGCTTACCGCGGTTTATGAATACCTGGCCTCGCTGCTCAAGTACGCTGGCGTCCTGCCATGCCCGCTCGTTGTCGAGGTTGCGGCAGATGCGCCGCGTCATCTGGGTTAGGGCCAGACGCTTACACCGAGCATCGAATTCCTGAGTCCGCTTGTCGAGGTCTTTTTTTATGTACTTAGCTACCTTGTCGGCGTGGGGTACTTTGACCTCGGCCAGCAGCGTATCACACTGCGTCAGGTATTCTTCTTTAAGCTTGTAAGCCATCGCGTAATTATCCTTCGATTTTATCAGTTGATTGCTGCTGTTCTTAGTCTTCGCACTGAAATACATGCCGTTGTTGTACACATCGGCTATGCCATTTGAGCCGAGTAGGGCGTTACGCAGGTCGGCGTAATCGCGGCCGAATAGCTTTTCCAGCCGCTTGGCTTCCACGTTGTAGTAGCCATCGGGCAAGAAATCCTTTCGCATCCCATACACTGGCCGCAACCACTGGGCAAAAAGCATGGCCTTGCTGACGTGGTCGGGGTTAGGCAGCAACTCTTCAAGTTTGGGCCGCAGTAGCTCCTGCTTGAGGGTGAAGTAGGCCGTCGTCATTACTTAGCCGATACGTCGTGGTTCAGAGCCTGTGCTAGCAACGCTACGATAGCCGGGCTGCGTTTCTTGCCTTCGGGTAGCGTGGCATCGATGGCTTCGAGCAGGCTTGCCGGGATGGTTATCGAGAGAATCAGCGTCTTCGTATCGTACTGCTTGGGGCGGCCTGGGCCTTTGACCTTGTCCATGTTTGCGGTTGCGGTTGTTTTAATTATATACTATGCAATTGATCCTCTGTCCTGCCTAAAGCCCAGTTACTTGCAATTATTTTCGAGCTAATTGTATAATACATAACATTAGTGTAATAAGGGCTTTTGCTCACCTTGGCTGGCCTTACCGGCAACTCAGCCCCGCTTTTGACCACGAACCTTTCGGTCGACACATCGGCCACCCGCTTAGCGGGCGACAACCTTGGCTGCCACGGGCTTTGTCAGCCTAGGTTAGCTTGCGCCTTACGCTGTCGGCGAAGACATTTCGAGGGGTGGCTCCGGCGCGGAGCAGCCAGGAACCTGAGCCACTTCGACCAGCCTCCACTTAAAGCAAAAAGGCCACCCCGATTTGGGATGGCCTTCTGCATTTTGCGCCCATGCGCTCGGGTACTGCTAGTGACGCCAGCTAACGTTGAATAGGCACTGGCCTACGCCACCTCCGATTTAGGAGCATCGTTGCCAAAAATGCTTAGCACTTGGCCTGATTTGGCATCTTCGGGCAGATGCCACCAAGACTCGCGTTTGATGATGCTGCGCACGTTAGCGCTACTCGTGCTGAACTCAATTGCCAGCACGCCAACGTCTACGCCTGTTGCGTGCATTTCCCGCATACGCAGCACATCTTCTGCCTCAAGATGCACTCGGTGTGGGCGGTCGAGCTTTCCCGCCGCCGTCTTTTCAAGCAATTGTAGCGTGAGCTGGTTCTTGCGCATCCAGACGAGATTTGCGGCCCGGTTGTCTTTGCGCTGCCCGTTCAGGTGCCCAACATAGGTGAGGCTAATCGGGTCGGGGTTGGCTACGAAGGTTTTGGCCACTGCGTCCTGGATGGTAGGCCAGTAGATGCGGCCTTGGCGGATGAGGCGTACGGTCAGCCCGCCCTTGCGGTCACCGTGGGTTAGTGCCGGGCAGCAGGAAGTGCAGCACCATACGTCCCCGTGGTCGGAAATTTTGTACAGGCCCTCGAAGCCCGGCATATCGGCCCATTCGCGGTCTTTCCAGATGAGCGCGGGGTCAGTCAGATTCTCCATATTGAAAAACGATGTGAAACCGGAGGTGTTTTTCACGTACCTCGCGGTCTCGGTTGATTACTAGGCGATGTCGTCTTCTATGTCATCAAAGAAGTTCTCGTCAAACGTTTCGCTGGCCCTAAGCGAATTATCCGTGGAGACCGGATGAGCCCCGACTTGTGGCCCGTTTACCTTCTCCAGCGGGTCAAATCCCATGTCGAGCAGCAGGCGATAGGACTTAACCTTCGCCGCATTGGCCGCACGCCACGCCAGATGTTCCTTGTACTCCTCCTGCTTCGACTGCTTCGCTTGATTGCGCTCCTCCTTTGAAGAGGTACGCCGCTTGCCGTAGTAAAAAGCTTGCGGCACCTTAGCAGGGTCGACCGATGCAGCCGGTACGCGCCGCATCACTACGTCCAGGAACTCAGCGGTGGGCTGCTTATCGATACCCATAAAGCACAGCACACTTTCAGTGAATTTGGTCTTGAATGGAGCAAAAAACACTACCCCGTCGGTATTGCGGTCAACGTAGCCGGCTTGGTGCATCGCCTCGCGGAAAAAAGCGGCATTGACCCCGCCCAGCACCTCGTAAGGCTCGTAGGTTGCGCAGATGCGCTTGGCATAGCTTATCAAGTCGGCACGCGAGTAAAAGCTCATGCCGTTAACGAAGCTTTCGCGCAGGCCATTCGCGGTTTGCGTGCGGAAAATATGCTTGCGCTCCGTCTGCTCGTTATGCTGCTCGTCAGCTGGCCGCACGCCCTTGAAGAGCTTCAGCGCTAGGTTGGCCGCTTCACGCTCGGTGAGCCGCAACATGTCAGCCAAAGGCTCCCGCAACTGGTTCGGGTTGGTACCCGGCACGTAGGCAGACGGTTTTACCGGCTCAACCCAGTTAGCCAAACCTGAGCTGGGTTCGTCGTAATCTTCGTAGTCGTCGTAATCTTCCGCCTCACCATCTAGGCTGGGCTTTTCCGGCTCCGTCTGGGGTTTCAGATACTCGACGTATACGGCAGCAAGAGTCAGGACTTGCTGGGGTTTCGCAATTAATACATCTAGTATTGATTGCGGCTGTTCCTTAGATAGGTTAGTCATAAACAGGATTGAGGTTACATGATTTTGAGGCCAGCCTTTGGCGCTGCCCCGCATTGTTGCGGGGTAGCGCGCTTGACTAGTCCGGAGAGACCAGCTTTGTGGCTGCTGCCAGAAAGCCCTCATCATGCACTGATTCCAGTTTATGGATAGCCATCCATTGGATAAAACCCTCATAGCTGAAGCAAGCCAAACGAGGCTTCGCCCAGCCTGGCTGCTTTAGTACTAGGCTCACATCATTGTCGCCAACCTCGCTGACAAAGTCGGAATTGTTGACGAGCAAGGAACCTACAATAAGGCCCTTTTTCATCAACGGCAAACTGACTTTCTCACGAGCGTCATACTGGAAGCCTCCAGGCTCAGACAGCGTAGCGAGAACGTTTGTCGGAATCGTATCCGACGTTTTAGTAGCATTGCTACTTCCTTTTCCAAGGTTGTTCATAACTTTATGCACTCCTTTCACGGAGCTATTAAGTTGATGGCATCTGGCGTATGCTAGATGCTTAAGTGCTTGATGGTGTGGGTGTTTTATGTTCGAGCATTGGGCGCCCACACTTATCAAGTATTCTTTATGGACTCGGTCTTGGTAAACTCTATTACCAAGATTGTCAACCATTACCCACGATGTCAAAGTCAGCCAGCCCTCCGATTGAGGATTGTGTAAACTGGGGGTGTCAGCCCCAAAACGACGGTTGCGATTGATGTAAAGTGAAGGCAATAGGGTGCCGCACCTCCCCGTTGGAGGCGTTTACCATGAAACCCTAAACTCTCAGATGATCTAGAAAGCCTTAAAGTTGTGCTTTCATGATGTAAAGATGGCATATTATTTTTGAAATTCCAAAAAGATTTAAAAGAAAATGCCCCATACTTCTTAAGAAGTATGGGGCATTTTCTTTTAAAGTAGTTGACGACTAATTACTTGGGCAGCTTTCCGGCAGCTCGAAGTTTTTCCTGCATCCTGAGATAGGCCCGCACGTCGGGGTCTACCACCTGCGCGTCGGCCAATTCCTTGAGCTTATCACGTTGTGCTCTCAGCAGATCTATGGCAAAATCGTTGATTTGCTGGCTGGTTACGTTTACGTTGTAGGTATCAGCCACGTACTGCTTCATCTCGTTGATGAGGGCAAGGTGGGTTTTGCTGATGGATGTACTGGTGTAAGTGACTTCCTTGGCCATTTCTTATAAGAGGTTCGTGTGTCTTCTCACGAAGGTAGTGCAAATCTATGAAAGCGAAACACTTTTGAAATACTCTTATAAGAGGTGGTTCATGAGGCAATCGAAGCCCAACCGAGCTACTGAGCCGGTTTCGCGCCCGGCTTGGTGTGCGAGTAGCTAACCGACTCTTGTGCGACTCTAAGAGTCAGATCGGTTATCTCGCCGCGCAGGTGGAGCTTGAGCAGGTCGGCGGTCATTTTCTCGAGGAAGCGGCGTTCGCGTTTTGACATGGTGGATAGGGGTTGAATACCATGTGAAGATAGATGCATAAATATTTTATTAGATGCCGTGGCAGCCTCTACTTCTTGACCCCGCAAACGATAGCTGTTTGGTAGCGAAAATAGTGCATTCACGCTATAGTAGGAGTACATTATCGATATAAATAATGTACCTCCAACTGTGTATAAAACCGACCAGTGGAGTGTGCAGCATGGTCACTACCACGATCAATGGAGTTGAATACCGCAGCTCGGACAAGTACGCTAACATCTGGATAGCCGCAGACGGCACGGCCATCGGGCCCAGCGGCAAAGTGCTTGTGTCCCAGCGGATACGGGAGTACTACGCCTACGGCGTCAAACGGGCGGACGGTAAGTACCGCATGATTCGCACCCACCTACTGGTGGCAGAAGCGTTTCTGGAACCTCGTCCCGAAGGCCTATTCGTTGACCACATAAACCGAAACCAGCACGATAACCACTATAGCAACTTGCGGTACGTGACAAACGCCGTCAACGTGGCCAACAACAAACGCGTTGCGCAAGGCCATCCCGTGGGCGTGTACCCAGTGGGAAACCGGTATCGGGTACAAGTCCAGGTAGGCCACGCCAAATGCACCTACGTGGGCTTGTACCGCACCCAAGAAGAAGCAGTGGCCGCAAGAACTGCTTATCTGCTTGCTCTTAAAGACAAAAGCCAGTCCTAATCGGACTGGCTTTTTTATTGAGCCCTCTTTCCAACGCCTACCGCAACATAGGCTCAACGTTTTTTCGCGATGTTGAACATCACGCCAATACCCAGAACAGGCGTAACTGTGCCGCTGGGGGCTATGCCAACGCCCACGTAAGGGCCATAAGACAGGCGCGATAGAATCGGAATATGGTAGGTAAAGCCTTTTACATCGGCAGTTTTGAAGTAGGGATTACTGTTCTGCACGTCCAACGTCACGGTGCCCTTCTTATCGTGAAAGGCAATGATACTCTTAGTATTGGGCAGCGTTAGTGAATCGATGGTAAGCCCGGCTGAGTCAGCCTTAGCGACTACCTTGATATACCTCGTCTGCACGTAATAATGAGGGACTTCTATCCGCAACGTATCACGCACGGTATCGACACGGGGTACGTAGAGCCTCTGCACGATCACCTTCTCGACAATCTTAGTGGTAGCCACTGTGTCGTGAATGGGCTCGTTTGCTCCAGGTTTGAGCCACGATACGGCCGTTTTACCTGGAGAGAGGCTGGGGCTGTAGTCACATTTGACTAAGCAAAGCGAAAGCAAGCACATGGACAAAAACAGTCCTAGTAATACAGACCAAGTACGGCTAAGCATCGGTAGTGCTTCTCTTTTTTAGGGCGAGGTAATTCACTACCATGTAAGCCACGCTTATGGCTCCAAGTGTAAGGCCTACTACCGCGTAGTAACCATAGTGGGGTAAGCCAAAATACTCGCCGTAAGCAGCTGTCCAGCCGCCAGCTAGAATATAGAGTGCCGCGATGGGCACCATGAATACTTGGCTATTAAACAGTAGGTCCGCAAGCTTCTTCATCTGCACAGGTAGGTTGGTCGATTGGTTTAGCCTCCGCCGTCACAGCGGTAGGTATCTCGAGCACGGGGGTGCCCTCAGTGCCGGAGCCGGTGAGCTTCTTCGCGTAGGCCGCCAGCGTTTTGTCGATGTCCGACATTCCCTGTATGTATTGCGTGAACTTGTCCGGAATAATGCTCGAATCGATGATGTTCACGTTTTCGATAATCGAGAGAAACTCCCGCGAGATGAAGGAAAGTAGTGCAATGTTGGGGATGTACTGAAAGGCAAACCCCAGTACGCCACCAAGCTTGCCCAACTGGTAGGTGCCGCAAATCACTAGCAACTGCACCAGCACCTTCCAAAATGTGCGCTGCCATTTGTTGCTGCTGAGCGTCTTGAGCTTGGCCGCCTTGATGGTGCCAGTCACCAAGTCAACGGTAGCGAAAGCCAGCAGTAGCACGATGGCGGCGGGCTCGTTGTAAATGAAGCCTGCTACCGCCACGGCGACTACCTGAACAGTGGCTAGGAGATTGACGATTATAGACTTGCCAAAAACCGTCAGCAGCAGGTCTTTGGGGTTGCAGTAACCAATGAGCGAGAAGAACGTGGATTGTCTTTCCATTAGCTTATGGTCAGCCAGATGGCGGTTTTGCTCCCCTGAATTAGGGGGTAGAGCGCAGCAATTGCGTCGCGGCTACGGCTAATGCTGTTAACGTGCCTGTCGTAACCCACCAAAACACAGCCATCCGTGTCGGCCGGGCCATTGCCCGAGTGGATGTGTACACCTGCAAAGCCGGGAATGTCCAGAATCAGCGGCATGAACACATCGCGGCCCGCCTTGCGCGAGAAGCGGGTGCTCTTGTTCCAGATGACGCGGTAATGCCCGGCTGGGATAGCAGTTTTGTCTTGCACCTTTACGCCGCGCAGGCGCACCACGTCTTCTAATGTATTGGCGAAGTAGTGCCCATCAAGGTATAGCTTGCCTATTGTGCTTTCCTTGGTGAAGGTGTCACGGATTATTTTAATTTCCACTGGGTCATGCGACCAGTTTTTGGCGCAGGAACCCCGCGTAGTATCTGCCCTTATTTATGGGGCTGGGAAAGCCGGTTAAATCCAGCACCCTGCCGACGAGAACGCCGAGAGAGTGCTGGGTTTGATTAGGCTTTTTGCGTTCGTACCCACACGAATTGGGTGCCGTTTGTGTCGGCTGCGGCGTAGGTGTACTCGTACCTATAGTTCGCGTCGGTGAACTTGGCGTTGCTTACAGAGTTTTGCGGCTGTGTGCCCTGCAATTCACCATTGGTGAATGTGCCATTGCGGACTATGTTTTTGAGGTTCTGTGGTACCACGCCGCCGCCGATGACGTTCTCCCACAGCGTTTGGTTAGCAAACTCGTCAGGGCCAGAGATGATCTGAGCGACGCCGATGGAACTTACGTTGTTGATGTAGCGGTATGCGTTGCCGTTCAGGTACCAGATCTGCCCCTTAATGGCCCGTTGGTTAGACACGCCCACCTGGTATTTCACCCAGCGGGAGTCATTGCTCAGTGAGCGGTCACCGTAGCTAATCAGGCCGTCGTAGATATTGTACCCCAGCGTGTCCTTCCAGCCGGGAGACCCGACGTAGAGCACATTGCTGGCGCTATCAGACACCGTAGCACCCGTGCGCAGCCACAGGATGTCGTTGTACACGTAGTAGTAACCCTGCTGGAACGTGGTCTGCGCGAACGGGTCCATGATGGCCACTGTAGGGCGTATATTGTTGTTTACGGCGGCTATTTTGTCGTCCAACACCTTTCCCTGACGCGCGTCCAGCGTCTGGTTTGCGTCACGACTAATAGCAGTGAGGTTGTTCCTGTAGGATGCTACCACCGCTGCAACAGAAGGGGCAGCGGTGGTAGAATTAGACGTTAGGTTCTGTTCCACCGGCGTTGTCGGCAGGTTGGCCAACTGTGAGCCATCACCGATGAACTTGGTTGCCTTTACGTTGCCGTTTACCTCCAGGCGTTCGCTAGGACTGGTGGTACCCATACCAATATTGCCGTTCGTGCCGAGGATTTTGAAATCCGATGCTGGGCGACCATAATTGGTAAAGAAGGCAGCCGGTATACCGTTTTCCCGGCTAAAACCAAACAGCGCGCTTTGCCCATTTGAACCGGATTGGCTACCAATGGTAAGGAAGACGTTGTCGCGTACATTTGGTGCCAGTAAGCTAGCGATAAACACATTGGTATCCGACGAGTTAGACCACACGTTCAACGAGTTCGAGCCGCTAGTTGTGCCAATGGTAAGCGGTTGGGTGAACGTCTTGGCACCAGTTGCTATCTGGGTGGTGCTGAGCGTCAGCACGTCGGCGAGTTGCTGGGTGTGCTGCTGTTGGGTGGCCAAGATGGCGGCGGTTCCCTGCTCGTCTGCTGTGAGCTGGTCAGAAATCTCCTTGAGCGTGTTGAGTGCCTGGGGCGCGTTTTCCACTAGCGTGTCGAGGCGGCTGTTTGCTCGGGCAGCATCCGCGTTCGCTAACGCATTAGCTGCGTCCACGTAGCCTTTAGTGGCCACGCCCAGCGGCTGGGTAGGGTCTTGCGCTACCTGCACGTTGGATCCCTCCAGAACTAGCGCTGAGTTGGTGGCACTGATGCGGCCTTGGCGGTTGCCGTTGCTGTAGAGCGCCACTTGGCCCGGCGTGATGATAGTGCTGGCCACATCGTTGTCAGCAGTTGCGAAGATGGTGCCGCTGTCCAACGTGATGCTGGCCCCGTTGCCCTGGAAGAATTGCGCGTCCTGAAAGCTATTGCCGCCTACCAGTTGAGCCGCGTTGCCATCCTGGCCAATGGGCTGGTAGTACTGCGTATTGCCTGCGGGAGCGGACTGGCCATTGGTAATGTCGCTTTTAACTCGGTAGACATTTCCGTTGTACAGCACCAGGCTGTTGGCCTTTTGCGGCCCGGCCACCCACGGGGTAACGGCCGGCTTGGCCTCCTCGACCAGCGCCCACTTACAGGGGTTCTTGCCGCCTGATAGGGAGCCGTCCACGTAGGCGAAAAACTCGGGGCTCGTGGGCTCGTACACCACCCGGTAGGTGCCAGCATTAGGACCAAGTTCCACGGTGGCCGTACGGTTGGTGTAGAGGTTATTATTGCGCAAGGTGACGGCCTCAAGCGAATCGCCGCCGTAGGGGTCGACCTGGCTCTCGGCGATGAAGCGGAAGCGGCAGGCTATCTGGCCGCCGGTCGAGTCGTTGGGGGAGGACTGGGCGCTGATTTCAGTCCAATTCGCGTCCGTGGCGGAGCCCGTTGGCTCGGGGATGAGGTTGGTAGGCCATGAGGACTTCGTGAGCTTCTGGCGTGCCGAGAACAGCCGGATGATGCCAGCGAGCTTGAACTTCACCGAGTCGCCTTGCTTGTATTCGGAGGTAAAGGGATTGAAGTCGGCAAACCCGGCTATCAGTTGGTCGGCTTCTGTCTTCTCTATCCAACGGTAGTTGAGCTTCTGTCCAACGAACTCGCCGCTGGTGTAGGCGCGCACCGGGCCGTTGGGGTCGTACATAAGCCGGTACTCGCGGCTGGGCTGCGGGAACTCCACCCAGCAAAGCGCGCCCCCGGCCAGGAAGTCGGCGTTCAGCCCTACTAGTGTCGGGAAGCCTGGTACGTAGTTGGGGTCGGTGGTATCGTAGGTACGCGCCGTCTTGTAGAGGCTCTTGCTGTTGTTGCCGCCTGGGGCGCTATTGATTATTTCTTGGGCAAAATCGACAAAGCTGACCTTGTTGTTCGTCTTGCCGTTTGCGTCAGCTACTTCCAGAAATTTAGTGACTAGGTCTGCCCGGTTGGGTAGGGAGTCTAGGTCATTTATGTTGTACTCGGTGAGCGTAATGGGCATGAAGAGAAGCCGCGATATTTTGGGGGCTTCACTATGTATGGTTCTGCGTAAGGCCTAAAAAGGCCGCTCGGTCGAGCGGCCTTTTTTCGGGCTACTTGTGGGCTACGCGGTAGCCCTTGGTGGCATTTGTAAAGCTTATTCGGTAGCCCTTTTTGCTGTGCTTGTTGGCGACACGAGCGTGGTTTGGTACGTTGGGCATCACCACACCGAAGTAGCCGTCGGCCAGCTTGCGGGCCGTGATACGGGCGGTACCCAGGCGCTCGTTTACGGAGCAGTTCAGGACAATGAACCGGCCTTCTACGTCGGCCGGCGCGTCGAGCAATTGCCCAGCCCGAATCACGTTGATGCCGGGGCCTTTCACCTCGCCGGTTAGCACCGTAGCCGCTACCTGGTACAGAGCCATCCGGTCTTGAGCCGTGTTGTCGAGGTAAGGCGCGCCAGTTGGGTAACCCGGCCGCGACCAGCGCGTGGTGGCACTATAATCTCTAAGAGAAATAGCATGCCGCCAGGCGTAAACATCCATCTTCTTGGGTGGTCGTGCCACGCCATTTGCGTCAGGTAACAGCGGCAGGTCGGCGACCACTAATTCCACCTCATCCAACACCACGCCGGTCTGCACCACCAGATTTGTAGCTACGAAAAAGTCAGTCGTGGTATCCGTCCAATCAACTAGGTTGGGTTGAATGGCTAATCCTACGCTGTTCAGGCGCAGGGTCGTCTTGGTGGAGGCCGCGTCAGTTGCGACGGGTGGTAGCACCCGAATCCGCACGGAAGTCCCAGGCAAGCCCGTAGGCAGGTACAGGGTCTGCTCTTTCCAGTTATCCTTGGTACTCACCTCGGCCGCTAGTGGCTTTCCATAGTCTTGGCCGTCGCATACCACTTGGAAATAGAGCGTGGCTGTTAGGTCAGCCGGGTTCGTGGTGGTATGATCCAGCTTGGCTTTGAACTTGAGCACCAGGCTGTCTTCGTCCTGGCCGGTCAGGTGGGGCGCGGGTGGCGAAAGCAGGCCGCCGCTGGGGACTAGGAAGAGGCCATAGCCAGCGAATTGCACCGCGTATTCCTTTGCCTTTTCACCCTTGGCCCGCGTGATGGTGGTAGTTGCGCCCTCCACCGTCCAATATAGCGGGCGTTTGTTAGCCGCGTCCCAGTCTACGAAGTCGCCGTTGCGTAGCAGGGTCTTTTCCAGTTGAAGCCCTACGGTAGCTTTGGCGTAGATGGCAGGCGGCACGGTGGTGCGGTCTTGGTTGGCTCCAATCCAGTAGAGTTCGTTGGCCCCGGTAGCATCGGTGGGTGGTAGGATGCGCACAGGCGTGGGCGTGGTATCGACGCCGGTTTGCAGTACGCCCGCCGGCGACCACACCCGTACGGCATACTCGTCGTATACCTCGCTGAGGCTGATGATTTTCCAGCAGCCCGCCGCTTGGGTCAGGTGGGCGTTGAAGCCGCGCAGTACCCCGGCCAGCACGGTGCGGCAGTCGATGATGTCCTCGTCGGCGATGACCTTACCGTCTTTTTTGTGGAAGACGTTGCGGTGAATGTACGCCTCAGCGAGTGGGTCAGCCGAAGCTGCCATTAGCTTATCGCGCAGATTTAGGCCGCACCACACCGGCAGGTTGAGGTCGCAAAAGCTCAGACACTTGAGGACTACTGAAAGCATATTGGTGCGGGCCTCCTGGCGCTCACGCAGGTGGTTTACCCACTTGGTATCGCTGAGCTGGGCCAGCCCGCAGGTGGCGGTGAGCGTGACTGGTTGGCCAGGGCCCAGCATCTTCTCCCGGTATAACCCGGGGTTGAGGTAGCCGCGAAATTCTAAGTTGCCGTTGCGGTAATAATCGACTCGGTGGCTGCGGTCGTCGCGGGTAGCCGTGTCCACGAACTCCTGGGCCACGGTGGTGTAGACGTTGAAGTCCAGTCCTGAACCCGCGATGTCGGTGAGCGATTTACCCGTGGGGTCGCCATCGTCCCAGTAGTGCATCACAGGTGCCTCGGTGCCGATGGTAGCCGTTACGCCGCCTTGCCAATCGCGCTCGAAGATGCGCAGCTCCAGCGGGGTGTTGCGCGGGTCGTCAAACTTGAGTTGCCAGCGTAGGCCATAGTGGTCTTCGATAGTAAACTCCGCGCTCACGTACCTATCCTTGGCATCGTAAATGTCCACCACGTAAGCGCCGGGGTGTAGGTTTTCGTAGATGCCGGTCAGGTTATCCTGCACGTAGCCCGGTCGCACCCCGTTGCGCAGGTGGTAGCGTACGGGTGGGCTAGGCGTCTCGGCCTGTACCCAGACGCTGCCGTTCTCGGCACCTTGGTAATCAACATCATTCTTGATGATGTCGATTACCTTCAGGTCGCCTAGACCAGTTTCCACCGTGGGGGTGCTGTCGTCGAACATGACGAAGTCGTTGTCCTTGTTCGAGAAGTAATTCGACGTACTCGGAGTGAAGTACAGCTGCTCCGGGTTCCACGCATGGAAGCGCACGCGGCGGTTCAACGTGCCAATCATGTACTGGTCGATGATGTCGAGTTCATCAGCCGCAAAGTAGAAGAAATCATACCCTTCCACCTTCTCCCAGTACTCGTTGGATGCACCAACCGTGGGCTCGGGGAATTTGCCATTGGGGAAGCTGCGCGAGTTCATGTACTTCTTGGTGCGGTAGAAACCAGTCCAGTCATAGCGCATCACCTCGCCCTCGTTGTAGAAATACGAGGTGTTGGCGTCCGGTGGCGTCGGGGCCTGCTTGAAGGACTCCGTACGAACCGTAGACGAGGCAAAGAACCGCGTCGTGCCGAAGTTGCCCCCGTACGGTGGATCCAATCTAGTCCAATAGTCCGTGTTGCTAGGCGCGGGTACCCCACCTGGGAACGCGGCCAAGGTCATATCAGACTTGGCCATGTAGTAGCCCTTGAAGCCCGTGAAGAACAGCTGCCGTTCGTAGAGCTGCACTATCTCGCCTTTCTGGTAATCCAAATGGTTGGAGTAGTTACCAAATACCGGGACGTAAGGCGTCGTGTAGTAGGCCTGTTTGGTGCTCGGGTCCCATGCGTAGCCGCGCAGCTTCGGTGCCTGGGTGAAGATGTTCACATTGCTGAAGTCGTAGAACAGCTCATATTTGAACCACCTAGCGTTGCTGGCATTCCCGACGCCGCCCGTCCCAGGTGCGTTGCCCTTCTCCACCACGAGGGTGCCGGTAGCGCGTGAGCAGTTGCCGGCGTCCTGTAGGATGGCCGAGTAGCTGCCCGCTGGTACATTCTTGTAAACGTACTGGGCCGTTTCTGGGAAGGAGCCCTTGTTGAAAACGGTGGTCGTTGTAGGGAAGCCATTGCTGCCCAGGCCCGCGATGTACACGGTTACTGGTGGGTAGCTGGTGCTTGCCTCGATGGTGATAGTGCCATCATCCGTCTTGGTCGTTGTGGTGGGGCTGCTGCCCTGATAGGTGACGAGTAGGTCGCACGCCCCGTTACAGGCTACGTCTGGGGTGTCGTTTAGTACATAGGCACTTAAGGAAGCTGCGGAGGACGTAACGGTGCGCCGCACCCCCTTGCCGCTGTTATCCAAGGCGCAGTAGGTTTCGAGCACGGTACCGTCCGCTATCGAGTAGGCGCTGCACGTCGCGGCTAGTACCGTCTCGTTGGTTAGGGGACTAGCGGTATAATCAGCCGGTAGAATACCCGTGTTGTAGTAGAGGTTGTGCTGCTCAAAATCGCCGTTGGCGGTGTTCACGCAATAGGTGCGTACTAATGTCTTTGCCATACTGTAAGGGTTTTTTATACCTATGTATGGCTGGGTAAGGCGCAGCAAAAAGCCCTTGCTTCTCGGTGGAAACAAGGGCTTCTTTAGGTGTCGCAAGTGCTTACTTGGTATTCACCAGACGGTATGCATCAACTGTCATCACCGAGCGTAGCGTGGGGCCGTCAGCCCGCAGTTCGACCGGGGCGAAAGTGACTTCAACCCTAATAGTACTGTTCTTGGTGGCCGAGGCGGAGGAACCCGAACTGGCACCCGTACTAGCTCCACCGGAGCTACCCGAGCTGGCCCCGGCGCTAGGCGATACCTTCTTGGAGATGGCCTTGAACACGGCCCCGGCCGCGATGGCCGCTAGGCCAATGGCAATGGCTGCGGGCGCGGTCAGGGGGTTACTGGCCAGCGTGGTGAAGGCCAGGTTGAGTAGGCCATAGGTCACGAGCTGGGCACCGAGTTGCTGCAAGAAGCCGCCAATCGAGGCAAGCACGCCCGAAAAGAGTTGTGCGAAACCATCTTCAGCGCTGGCATTACCCACCGCTATGTCGGCCAGGTTATCAGCTACCGTGGTGGCAGCATCTACGAGCAGCCCCTTGAGCCCATCGGCAGCCGAGTTCACGATGTCGCTCCAATCGGCCGCCATCTTGAGTTGCTTTAGCTCGGCCGTGAGCTGAGCAAATGCAGGTGTGCCCTGCTGCCCAAGCGCGATGAGGTCACGTAGCCGGGCCGATGTTACCTGCATCTTCTCGGCCGCCGCGTTGAAGCCCGCGCCAAACGCGCCCTGGGTGCTGTTCAACTCCTTCATGGCCTGGGTATAAGTCTGGAGGGAGCTGGCATCGAACGCATTTTTAGCCAGGGCAGGCGCGGTACCCGCGATGTTCTTGGTCGTATCGTTGGTACTAACCGAAATCTTGTTGTCGGCTAGCTGCTGGATTGCTGCCTGCTGGTTTTGCGCTAGTGCCGCCGCAAACTTGGCCGGGTCGCGGTCGTACTCAAACTCCACCTTGGCTTTTAAGTTGGCTTCGGTCAGCTCCTTCTGAATCTTGACGATGGTGTCGCCGTTGATGTCGAAGTCGATGGCTGTGTTCGAAGGCTTGAACTTGATGCTGTTCAATAGTTTGGTGACGCCATCCTTGGCCGTATCGAGTTGGGCCAATAACTTCACCATGTAGGCGCTGCCGTTGCCGCCGGGGAGGCTGGATAGCTTTTCGATGGCGTCAGAGAGCACCTTTACCTTGCCCGTGGCCCCATCAAACTGGCTCTCGGCACCCACGTTCACGCGGAAGTCAATACCGGCTAGCTTGTTCTGCGCATCCTGGAATGCCTTTGCAATAGCATCGGCCGCTTTTTTGGCCGCTTTACCCGTATCCTCCATCTTTTTGATGTAGGCGTCAAGGTCGGCGGACTGCTTTTTCAGGTTGAAAAACTCCGTCGTGTTGGTGGTGGTCTTGCCCAACTCCTCCCGCAGGCCCTTTAGCTTCTCCTTCAGCTTATCTAGTGTTTCACCTGACTGCTTGGCGCTCTTATCATCAAAGAAGTCCATGTTGCCAAAGTCACCTTCGCCACCAGGTGCCCATAATTGCTTCTGTGCGCCCTCCGTGCTCAAGAAGTCACCCAAACTCTTCTTGTTGATGTTCTCCACCAACCCCAGCATGCTACGCAGGGGCCGCGAGAGTGATTCCACGTTGGCCCCCGCATCTTCCAGCGCCTTCTTGAAGTTGCCTTGCAGCAGGTCGCCAATGAAGTTTACCGTGTTGGAGAACGTGTCGGCAATGGACGAGATGCCGGTGGTCAGTTCCTCAAACAGTGCCTTGAAGATGCCGGTGGCCGATATGAGCCCGCCGAGTGAGGTGTCTACTGCGGCGGAGCTTTTGCTAGTGGCTGAATCGACAATACCCAGCGCTCCCTTCACCGTAGAGGCTAGCTCGTCATAGGCGTCGCTGGCGTTCTTAACCGCCGTAAGCACACCGGAAAACGATTCTGCTACCGTGTTAATAGCCTGCGCGCCGGGGCCCTTGAAGTAGCTCACCAGCGCGTCCCAGTTCTCGTAAATCAGCACGGCCGCAGCAGCTACAGCAGCAGCAATAGGCAGCAGCGGGGTAAGCGCAGCCAGCGAGGTAACACCTAATGCGGAGAAGCCTGCGGTAACGGCAGGAATGGCTGCTACAATGGCACCTACTGCGACCAGAATAGGCCCGGCTGCTGCGGCCACCCCGGCAAAGCCAAGAATGACCTTTTGCGTGGTGGGCGAAAGGCTGGCGAAGGAGTTGCCCAGCGACTCAATGCCGTTTGCAATCTTATCGACTACGGCTTGGAGGTTGAGGCTCTTAGCGAGGCTGGCCCCAACGATGGCCAGGCTGGCCTGCACCGCGTTGCCGAGGTTATCGAACGAATTGCCCAGGCCACCTGTGGCGCGCTCAGACTTGGCTAGCTCCGTGACCAGCGTATTGATGAAGTCCTTCGTACTCTGGCCTTGCGCGGCGAGTTGCTTCTGGATCTCCGAGGCGCTAACTGTGCCGTAAAGCTTCTGAAGCTGTACAGCTACCGAGGGCGCCGCGTTCAGGATGGGCTTAAGGTCGGCCGCAGTGAGCTTGGCGCTGGCCCCGAGTTGTCCGAGCTGCACAGTGAGCTGGTCGAGCTGGGTTGCATCACCGCCTGACTTCGCGATGGCGTTAGCAAACTCCACGAGCGAGCGCTTAGCTAGGTCAGCGCTGAGGCCTACTGAGCGCAGCCGAATGTCGCCCTTCACAGCCTGTTCTAGCCCGATGCCTGGCGCCTTAGCTACCTCAGCCAGTTCAGCAAAGCGGTCTTTGGCTAACGTAGCCGCTTTCGCTGCCGCTTCCAGCCCCGTGATGCCTTTCAGTGCCAGGTCTTGCTTTGAGATGGTTTCCAGGCCAAGCTGGAGCTTCTCAAAATCGGCGAACGTCTTGACGGCAGTAGCCCCACCGGCCAGTAGGGGTACAGTGACGTAAGTGGTCAGGCCCGCACCGGCTGATTTTATGGCTGTGCCCAGTCGGCCGTAACCAGCTTCTAGCTGCTTCTGCTGGGCGTCGAGGGCATCGAAGGAAGCTTTGAGTTGGCCGTTGGCGGATGAGAAGCCCGCCGCCAGGTCGTTGGCAGCCTTACGGCCGGCTGCCCCAGCGCGGCTGGCAAAATCGTCTAAACTATTGCCCGCCTGGTTAGCTACGTCTTGCGCGGCACGGGCGTAGCTGCCTAGTTGCGTGATGGCACTCTGGATGCCGCGAACCAGGGCGCTGTCGTCAGCGCCGAATATGACATTTAAGGTGGAGAGATCCAAAAAAGTAGCGGTCTACTTTTTTCGTCGGCCGAGCCGATGCGTGGTTTATGTATAGCGCTGTGCACCAGTAGAAATCGGCGGTATGGAGCATGAAAAAGGCCCACCAGCAGTTGGTGAGCCTTTTGCTTAGAATCTACCCTGCGCCTTGAGCCGCTCCCAGAGGGCTTTGCTTGCGCCTAACTCCGCTTGCGGGTTGGGGTGGGCTGCAAAGCGATCGGTAAGTAGCCACATGATTTCGTGGGGAGGGAGCTTTTCGTTCTTTTCCGCTAGCATGTTGTGTAGCTGGGCCTGGAGGTCACGAAAGGGTTCCTGCCTACGGGCCAGTTGGATGCGGTAGTGCCACACTTTGTACTCCCACACGTCCCAGGTCAAATCGTAAAACTCCTCTTGGCTTATGCCCATCTCCCCGAACGCAAAGAAGAGCACGTCAAACCATACCTGGGGAGGATGGATTGACGTGCTCGCGGTGCCGGTGGCCTCAGGTAGCGGGTGCCGCTGGGCTAGCCAATCAGCTAGCTTTTTTTTTGCTCCACGATCACCTGCAAGGCTTGGAAGGGTTTCAGGAACTCAGCTGCTGCCTCGTCGCCCTCCATATCCTCTACCCAGTCTACCACATCGTCGTAGGTGAAGTCGCAGGCGCGGTATTCCTTAATGGCGCCCGCGTAGAGTGCTGACCACACGTAAGTAATGGCCAGCAGCGAGTTGGTCATGGGTAGGCCAGAAGCGAACTCGCTCATTTTTCGCCAGTACTCGTCTAGCTCGATACCGAGCGTGTCGGTGAACATCTTGGTCTGGCGGGTGCCGTTGACGTGGTAGGGTCGGGCTTTGTCGCCGATTACCATTGTGCCGAAAGCGTTGTTCTTCATGGGGTTACTGAGGCTATTTTGGGGGTGCTTCGTATCCTATGTATGGCGCATCGGATGGCCTAAAAAAGCGAAACCCAAGCAACGGGCGCTGCTTGGGTTGCTTGGATTTTGGCGGGTGCTTAAACGGTTTTCACCAGCGCGCCCGAGCCCTGGAAGTCTGCCGACCAGGTCACGTTGCCTTTTTCGGGCTGGTCCCACTTGAGGCTCGACACGAAGGCCGTGCCGGTGTAGAGGCTGCCGCCGGTTTTCTTGGAGAATACCAGCGTTACAGGAGCGCCGGCCTCAATGGCGTCGAATGCGTCGTCGAACGATACGCCGGTTGCCTGCTCGGCTGCCGTTAGCTCCCGGTACAAAGCACCGATAGAACCCTTCCACGAGGTCTGGCCAGCAGTGTATTCTTTTGCGCCATTGGAGTCCTGGCAGGTAGCCTCGTCCATGTCTACGTCGATGCTGAAGCTAGCCGATTGCACGCAGCCGATGACCTTGTCGTTGAATTTCACGACAACGTCCTTTGCATTTATCTTGTTTGCCACTTAGTTGGTGGGGCAATTTTTGTTTGCCAGTGACCCCGTGGGCCGGATGGCTATCTCCGTATGTATGGCGGAGTAGAAGGGCTGTTTTAGCTACCCTTGAAGCCTTTGGTTACACGGCCCGGCCCAGGGCTGCCTGGTAGTCTTGCACCGCCGCGTAGAACGCGGAGACTTGTTCGGCCGTGAGGTAGGTGCCGATGCTGGCTAGCGAACAGGTGGCCGTGGTGCCGTTGGTGGCTGTCCCGCCGTTGTTCAGGGCACCTATGTAGATAGGCGCCGCTGCCTTTGAGTAGGCTGGTTGCACCGCAACTAGGGTCGCGTTCCAATAAAGCCTGCCGCCTGCACCGCTATTAGTGGAAGAGCCGAGCAGGAGTCCACGGGGTACCGCGTTGGAAACCGCGTAGCCCAAGCCGGTGGCATACACTGATTCCGCCTTGGCGTTGTGGGACTGGATGTAGTATTCGACCTCGTTGCCGTAAGATCCTATCACCACATCGTTCGCCGTAGTGGTCGGATTGTGTAGGTAGTAGGAGAGGTGGGAGTTGCTCACGTCGGTCACGGCTAGGCCGGTAGCTGCGTAGCCATTTTCCAGCAGTTCCATGCCCAATCTGCTGTGTGAGGCGCGGGAACTGAAGTAGAGCGGATAAGCGGTTACATCTCTTAGGTTGAGCGTGTGCGCTCGGGCTGTGCCGCCGACCATTGGGTAAAGCGCCGTCATGCTTTCCCAAATGCCGCCTTCCTTTAGCGCCCTGACCAAATTTTTGATAGCTTCTGCCTGGCTGGCGTTCGTGAGACCCGCAGCAGTGACAAAGGCCTGCACGTCCGCGTCGCGATGCACCGCCGTGGGTACGTAGTAAACGAGCTTTCTCATTACACGGTAGCGGCGGATTTATCGGTGAGTGTGACCGTTGGGCTGCCCATGGTACGGGTCACTTCCAGCACCTGACCGGCGCTGCCTACCGTGGTGCCCGGCATCACTAACGTACCATTTACACGTACTTCGGCGCTGCCGTCCGCTACCTCGTAGCCGGTTATGTAGCTAGGGTTCTTACCGCTGCCCAATACCACGGAGTAGCTGTCTTGCGAGTTCGGTAAAAAGATAAACGTCAATTCCGTACTAGTGTCAGGCACCTGGCAGATGAGGGCCTGTAGCTCGCTTAGGAGGCCGTAGCCAGCGCGGATCTCAGCGGGCGTGTACTCGTTAAGCTGCTTGCCCACGGGCTCTGTGACGGAGGGCTCAGCATAGACTTCAAAGCGCAGGCGTAGGTTGTCCTGCACGTACACGTTGAGGTCGTCGTAGCGCTGAGGCAAGCTAAGGCGCTGTAGCTCTAGCGGTGACATGGAGAATGTGCCTAGGTCGAGGCGCTGGCCCAGCAGCTGGTTCATTATCTCCCCGCTGACGGTGAGTGCCGGTATCACCGACACTGCGCTACGCGGAAACTTGGTGTAAACCGAGAGCATCAGGGTGGCATCCCAGGTTAAGCAGGCTGCACTGCCACTGCCGAGGTTCAGCGTAGGCTGGCTGATGAGCACGTACTCGTCAATGGGGTTGCCCTTCGTGTCCTTAAGCGGGATGGTGGTATGAACAGGTAGCGCGAGACCATTCAGAGCGGTTAAAACAGCCTTGATTATTTGGTATTGAGGGTCGAGCAAAGCATTACTAGGCGTTTTTTAAGGCCTTAGCCAGTTCTTGCTGTAAGTCGTTGCGGGTGGCCTCAAACGCAGGAAACAGGAAGGGTTCGGCGGCTTGGCGTGAGGTGCCCAGTTCCACTTCGGCTGCATAGGGTGCCGTGGCTACCACCTGATAGTGCAACTCGTCGGTTTTTACCACCTCAATACTGTCCCGTAGCGTGCCGGTATCCACTGGGGCCAGTGCTTTTGCATCGTCGGCTACTTGCTGGGCGTGGGTTTCCAGCGTTTCGGCTAGTGCCTGGTGTACCTGCTGCTCGTAGGCTTTCATCTGCGCCACTATTCGGCTCAATTGTGCTTCTATAGAGTTAGTCGCCATAGCCGTGTAGGGTAATCGTCGTTTTTCGCGGGTCAATCACCACGCTCTGCACCGTGATGCTTGTACCATTCCACACCACGCGGTTGGTGTACTGCACGTTGGGCGCGTTCACGTACCGAATGACGATGCGGTGCTTCTGCTTGATGACAAATTTGCCCTCGTCGTTGGGCACCGGCTGCGCCTGGTATTGCGTCACCCCTGCCCAGGTCTCAAAAGAAGCCTCAGCGCCTACGGGCAACCAGCCGCCCAGCCCATCGTCAACGGTTGAGCCAGGTGTGTAGATGGTTACACGTTCGCGAAAAGTACCCGCCTGTGCCATTAAACAGCGCGGTAGTCCGCGAACAGGATTTGATAGGCCACGCCACGCACGACGGCCTCCCGGTTCTCGTAGAACTCGGCAGCTAGCTTCAGAATATCGTTTAGTACATCTAGTGGCGCGGGTTCAGCCACCACGTTGTAGCTTACGGTATACGTGGGCAGGCTTTCCCAATCAATCGGGTATTCCCGGCTGATGATAGTGCCCTTACGGTACTCGTTGAAGTAGTTGTAGGCATCACTAGCTGCCTCTACGGTGTCATAGAAGCCACTGATACTGACAATGCTGGCGGCTGGAATGGGGCAGTTCTGATTAGCGGGGTACGTGTTCGTAACCACTTGGTCTACAAAGTACCGGCCGGTGTGCTTTTCCGCGTACTGGCGCGCCGCTCCGAGGTACACGGCCAGCAACTCGTCTTCCTGGTCACTGGTCACGCGCAGGTGTTGCTTGAAAAGGGTGAGCGAGATGGGTTCAGCCATGTGGGTAGACAGTCGTTTTTCTTATGCTATTTATGCGGACGATAAAGCATTAAAAAGGGGGTTCTGACTTCACCTAAGTGAAGGAAGAACCCCCAATTACAGATGTGCGGGTTATTTAGCTTTCAGCTTCTTAGTCCTTCGGGTGGGCCTAGCCAATTGGAGCTGGGCTTCCGAGGCCTCCACTGCATCACTCAATACCACGAGTTCAGCCCGAAGTAGCTCGGCGGCAACGTTTGGCGCTACCTCCTTGCAGTCTCCGGTTGACCACATTTCCCGGTTAAGGAGAAATGCGGTCGTTGCAGTTACTAGCGCCATCCGCTAGATTAGGCAGCTTTATTCAGCGCAGTGATGGCCGTGGCAAAAGAGCCCTTGATGAAGGCTTCCGGGCGGTTAACCAGCTGGACATGACGCGACTCAAGCACCACGAGCACCATGTTCTTCAGCGCGTCGTCCTCGTTCTGGTCGTACACGCGCATGGTCAACCCATCCCGGGTGTAGAGCTTGGCGCCGCGGTTGAACGCACCGACTACGAACTGGCCCTGAGGCATGTCATCCAACTCCACGATTTGTACGCGGCCGATGGAAGGCAGCTGGCCCGAGTAGATGGTGGGCAGCATGTAGTTGCCGGTGCTATCCTTCTGCAACTCCAGGTCAGCTACGTCGCTCGGATTCATCACGACGTGGGTAGGCGTGAAGAGGGCGATGCGGGCCTGCGCGATGGCGACGCGGATAACGTCAATCTTCTGCGCGTTCGATACCTTGCCCGCGAAGTAGCCTGCGTTGAACGGCTTAGCCAGCGGGTAGATGCCTTGCAGGTCATTGCCAGTGCCCGAGCCCATGAGCGACTGGTAATCCAGGAACTCGTTGTGCAGGCGCACCATCTCCGACTGCACGAGGCTGACGAACGTGGTGGCATCCTTGGTAGCCTCTTCCGAGAACTTGGCCGTGACGGCAATCTTCTTAACCGAAGCGTCAATGGACTCGGTGGTGAGGCTGAAGTTAGGCTTCTTGGTACCTTCCGCCACCATTTGCGGGCCGCCCTCATAGCCGGTCACGCGGACGTAGCTGATAGAAGGCGTATTAATCTGGCCACCCGACACGATGCTGGAAATGCTCGTGGGCTTGGTGGGATTGGCCTGGTAGCCGAGGTCGGTCTTACCAATGAAGTTGGCACCGGCAGCCGCGAACATGTCCACCGCCGCTTTGGTGCTGAGGGGGATGGTCACCGACTTTACTTCGCTCAGGTTGCCCAAATCAGCAGCCTTGGTTTCCACCGCAGCCAGGAAGGCGCTCTTGGTTTCCACCTCGGCACCGCCCAGGCCAACCCGGTTGGCCTTTGCTTCGAGCGCGTCGAACTGCTCCTGGAGTTTGGCCAGGTCAGCGATAGCCTTGGTTTCAAGCGCGCTGATCTTCGACTTGGTCTCGAGCGCGTTGGTTTCGATTACGTTGAGTACTTGCTCATTAGTAGCAGACATTTAAACGTGTGGGCACTATTTGTATTTTTCGAATACATCGCGGATGGCCTTTACTGTCAGGGGCGGCTCAACCTCCACCTGCGGGGTGGCGGGTGCCGGCTCCTGGGGGGTAAGTGCTTTTTCGAGTAGGTCAGCGTATCCTTGCTGTATTTGAATGGCTTCCATTGCTAGAAGCAGGCTCTTTTCATCGTCTAGATTGCCCGAGCGCAGGCTTTTCTGAAGCTTCTCAGACCGCTCGTGGAGCTGCTGAATCAGCTGGGTTTGTTCGTTTGGGGAAAGGTCAAGTAGCGACTTGAATCCCATCGTGGGCGTATGCTCGTTGCTACCGTGGGCCGTGGAGGTGACCTCCCACAGCCGCAGCTGCTTGAGCACCTGGTTACCCTTGGCGTTCACATCCTTTAGGATGGTTTGGAAGCCGATGCTGTGTTCGTACACACCATCTGCCTCAAGCGCTAGGGTTTCATCACCTAGTGGGGTGTTGGCCGCCTTGGCCGTTACCAGCAGGCCGTGGCTATCCTCCACCGCATCCTTGAGGGAGCCGATAATCTGGTTTTTGTCGTGGTTCTTAAACCACTTGATGCGGTGCTTATTCTCAGCCAGCGTCTTGGTAAAGGCGCCAAGCAGGATAATGTCATTATGGGAGTCTACCGAGTTGAATGCGGCAGCGTAGAAGACCACCTCACGCTTTGACGCGCTGACATCCTTCAGTTCAAGGGTTAGACCGGATGTTTTGTACTCAAACCGACGCATGCAAAAGCGGTGGGCGTATTTCTGGCAGCTCCTTGAGCCGTTATTCCTACTATGTATGGCGGATTTGCGCGCCGTTTTTTACACATTAGGCAGCCAGTGCAGCCTCATTTTCGCCGGTGTCAGGAGTAGTGCCTGTGGCAGTAAAAGCAGGGGTTTCCTTGAATTCTTTGCTGTAGACTGTGCCTTTTGGTAACAGAAAGCCATCGCCGCCCTCAATCTCCCCGAAGCCTAGCGCTTCCCGCTTCTCGTTGATGGTCAGGAAGGCGCACAGGTTAATCCATTCGGCCTTCTGCTTCTTGTCCTCCTGTAGCTCATCGATATGGCTCACATCGAACTCGATGTAGGCTGCGTCACCATAGAGCAGGCCCAGCCAGTGATTGAGGCCGTCGCGCAGCATCGACTCAAGGGGCAGGATGCAGCTGCTCCACAGTGCCTTGCGTGCCTCACTGACATTATTGAACGTGGCCGAGTCACCGCCATTTAGCAGGTGCGCGGGGAAGTGATATAGGTCGGCAATCGCATTGCGGTCGGCGTCCAGCGCTTGCAGTACGTCTAGGTCAACTGCCGAGAGCCCCAGCTTCACGTAGCCGAGCTTAGCACCCGTAAAGGGGATGGTGTACGCTGATTTCGGTGCAAACCAGTTGCGAATCTTGGCCGTTAGGCTAGCCACCTTTTCCGGTGTTAAGGGCGGCGTTGCATCCGGCCCAGTGCCGGCGTCGTGGTAGAGGATACCGGCCACCCCTTGGTTCTGGAATTGCTTGATGCGCAGGTCTAGGCCGGAGTTGGCCGAAGTCACCAACTTGTAGCCAGCTGTGATAGGGGAGAGGCCGTAGCGCCCGTTCTCGGGATTCCAGGCCTTAAGGTGTAGCACGTCCTTTGCGGCAAACGTATCGTAGCTGCCATTCGCCTTGGTCACCCGGTAACTAGTCACCTCTTGGAAGAGGCCGCCGCCAATTACCTCTGTGTGATAGGGCAGCACGTACAGTTCTTGGACCTTGCCGCGGGTGGTAGCGTTCTTCCAGATGAAGGCATTGCCAGTCAACAGGTACTGGCCCAGCGCCTCCTCCTTGAACTCCGACCAGCTCTGCTTAGGATTGGGCCGGTAGAGTATTGAGGCCAAGGGATGCTGAGGTAGCGACTGAGCCACCTTGTCGCCACTCGTGAGGCCGTATACGCCCCACTTCGTGGTCTTGCCCGTCGTGAGGATGTAGCTGATGATGCTGTAGGCGACGGCGTTGGCGGAGTAGCCGTCCCGCAGTACGCTGTCCTTATTTAGGCCCTGGTACGTGATGGGGATACCGCCGAGCATCTCTACCGGATTGGTGCGGCCCAGGTAGTCGGTACCGACAAATTCCTTGGTTTCCAGGGTAGCAGTTGCTTCCTTAGTCGTGAACAGACTGCCGAAAAGGTTAGGCATTAGTAGACATAATTCTCTCTTTTTGTAGGCTGGGCCTGTAGGCGGGCGATGCGCTGTGTGAGGCAGTCCACCATGTCGTCGTGCGGGGCGTTGGGAAAGCCCGTGCACTGGGTTATAAACGACTCGTTCCAAGAGCCTCTTAGTAACACCACGCGTAGGCTTTCCACGAAGGGAGTCGCTGCTGCAACCCTGGTCACCTTGTCCACTGCGGGAGCTGGGGCTTCCACCACATTGAGGTTGGTACCCGAGCGAATCAGCTGCACTATCGTTTTGCCCGATGCCTTGGGTTCAATGAAGAGGCGGCTGTGCTCACTGTAGTCGTTTTCTTCGGCCAGCTTCGAGATGAACCGCAGTAGTTCAGGTGCCTCCAGGCGCACTTCGCCCGCACACCTTATGTATAGAACATTGTCAACCAAAGTTGAGACGAGGTAGGCGGAAGGGTCGTTTTGTGCCTTGGCCGTGTAAGCCGTGTCGAGGTCGAAATCCCATACCGGCGTTGTGCCTCGGGTCAGCAACTCGAATTGTTGCTGGGTGACTACCTGAAACCACTGCTTCTTCAGCATCCCACCCTCAGCCGGCATCGGCTTTTGCATGAGCTGGTTGGCGTAAGCCATCGCGCCCATCGTGGCCTGGTAGTCCTGCAATACCGGGTAGGTGAACCGGTCAGGCCAAAACAGCTTATCAACGTAGTTGCTGGCCCACGCCTTCGGTTGCAGATCGTCAGTCAGCACCGCCGGGACGCAAATGTGCCGGTAGTTGGTGGGGTTATGCTTCAGCAGGTAGCCCGACAGGTCCTCGTCGTGTAGCCGCTGCTGCACGTTGACGCGGATGCCGATGTCGAGTTGGTTGAGGCGCGAGTAGAGCGTGTGCCGGTAGAAGTCAATCGTGTTCTGCCGCTCGGTCGCACTGGCTGCCAACTGAGGGTCTTGGGCGTCATCAAGCACGATGAAGTCGGCGCCCGAACCGAGTATCTGGCCACCGGTACCCACCGACTTGCGGAAGCCGCCCTTATCGGTCTTGTAGAAGCCCTTCTGGTTCGTGTCGGCTGCCAGCTGGTACTGGTGGCCCCACCGCTCCTGGTACCACTCCGAGTTAATTAGGTCGCGCGTGCGGACACCCAGTTCTAGGGCGAGCGCACTACTATAGCTGACGCCGATAAACTTCGCCTGGGGCCAGATAGACCACACCCAGGCGTTGAACATTACGGAGAATATCAGCGATTTCGCCGAACGGAACGGGGTATTGACGATTAAGTCCCTATCCTTGGTTTCGCCGCGTTGGATGCGCTCGGCCTCGGCCTGTAGCAGGTCGCAAAAGGCCTTGATGTGCCAGTTATCGCTGTAGCTCTCGCCGGGGTGAAGGACGGCGTAGGCCTGTTTGAAGAAGTGGTAGTAGCTACGTTGGTAGATAGCCCGCTCGATGTCGAGTAGGGGAGGGAAGTTCAATTACATCGGGAGCGATGTTTTGGCCACTAACGAGTGAAGATTCAGCTGCTCCTCAAGTGATAGGGCATCTAAGTTGTAGTTCACTTGGGTGTTGGTGGTGTTATTCTGCACGAAACCGTTGTTGACCTGCACCAGCGTATTTGGTGTGTGCAGCCCACGTAGGCGCTCAATGCGCCCCAGCATATCTGCTGCCAGCTTCACCTCACCCTGCTGCTCGGCAGCTTGGCTCCACTCATAGTACTTATTGCTGTGGCGCCGGATGATGTCGTAGGCAGTTTCGTCCGAGTCCTGCATCTCTGCCCAACGCGCCTTGGCCCAGCTCAGGTCTTCCTTCGCGGTGGTGATACTGTAGCCCAGTTCCGTGATGAACCGGGTGATGGCCTGCGCCGAACTGAGGTTGGCGTAGAGTTCCAGCGTCTTGAGCCTGCGGGCTGTGGTCTGGGCGGTAGTGCCACGTCCTTCGCTGTCACGCGGTTGTAGGTCGAGGTAAGGCTGTGGGGTTATCCAGAATGGCTCGTCGGCCGTTAGTAGTGAGTCCAA